AGTATTTCTTTCATGTCTTCCAGCGTGTTCTTTCGGTAACGAACCAGTCATCCACAATTCAAGATTCTTTTTAGTTATGGGATTCTGACGAATTCTATCAACGATAGCATTGTCATCGCTAAGAACATTGGGCACGCCATCTCCTTTATCTCCACGCAAAATATGCTCCTTTAGGTATTCTTGTGGGTCAACACCATTCAGAAATTTCTTTGTAGCAGGACTATACTGGTAGACGTTATCGTTCATCTGTAGTTGTATAAAATCTTTATCAGATGAAATAATTAATGTTTTTTCACCTTCCTCTCTTCCACGCAAAACTAAAGTTCCAATGACATCATCTGCTTCAGCACTATCAACATGGATTACTCGATAAGGAAAGTTTTCTTTGATTTCTTCTTTGAGTTGATTAAATATCTCAAAAATCTTACCCCAATCTACTGATGAAGCTTCTCTTCCCGATTTTCTCATTGCTTTATATTGTGGGAAAAGTTCTTTTCTCCAAGAGTGTTTTCCATCGCAACATATAACCAGTTCACCATATTCATTATGATGTTCTTTTCGATATTTTTTCAGACTATTCAATGTCATGTGTCTAATAATGTCTATATCTGCTTTACCATTTTTCATAGACATAGATGCCGATGCAAATAGTATTTGACTCATATCAACTAATATCATTTTTGTCTTCCTTTTTTAAATTTTTTATTTCAATGTCAATTTCTTTCAATCTACCTTCGATTTCGGCATTACTTGAAACATCGAGCTCTCCCCGAACTTCTGATAAACAAAGCATTTCATTCAATAAACTTTTTCGTGTTCTCATGACTTTCTCTTATAAAGTTATTTAATTATAGTATTATAATAACAATAAAGAGAAGAAAAGTCAAGTCAATCTTGATAACGTTATTTTTTTGGGGGGATTTCATCTTTCACAGAAGATTCTCCTAAAACAACAGAAGAATATCCTGTATCGGTAAAAGACTTTTCGCGTAACATAGTCTCAAACACACTAAATAATTTCTTGCATCGGATGTCGTGTAATTCACTTAAACCGACCATAACATTTGCAAGGTCATCTTCAGTCATTGGTTCTGGATCATCTACCATTCGTTGAGTTATCAGTTCCAAATCGTCTTTAGTGTGCCAGACTGTCTGGATAGCTGACTCTAAATCAAATCTGTCGTATTGTTTTCTCATAATAATTCTCTTTTCAAGTTATGCGGGAAATTGTAATCCGCGTTCCTCCATAAAATCACGGAGTTCTTCTTTGATATGTTCTAATGCTTGTTCGCCTGTTTTATATTCTTCGGGATGATATTTCAACAAAGAGCGTATCATTTGGTCTATGTCCCAAGCAAGTAATGCCCAATCCATTCCCTTTGATGCTACGTTAAATTGTTCTTGATCTTCTGGTAAGTTATATTCAAGATTTGCTTTCATTTTGTTATTTCCTATTCATGTTGATAATAATAATTAACTATCGGCAATCGATCTAGCTTCGGGTGTTTTTTTGTCGAGGGGTTTTTCGGAGACCGTTTTTTGTTCTCCTGTTTTAGTATTAGAAATTGATTTTTTATTACCATAACCGTCTTTGTACCAACCACCACCTTTGAGATGAAAACTTCCCAAACTCATTATTCTAGTAGATATTTGCCCACAAAGAGAACATTCTATTGTTTTGGTTGTTGAAGTAATTTTGTCAAACTCTTCGGTTATCTCATCACATACATCACATTTATATTCGTATATCGGCATTATTATATACTCCACCATTTTCCTATTCTACCACCATGAAGATAAACATCTTCGTATCCTTTATCAAAAGAGTTGGAAACTGCAGCTAAAGCTTGTTGTTTATCATTCGTTCTATAATATTTCTTATCACCAATTATAATTTGATACTTCATAATTTTAAGCCAGTTATTGATGAAAGATAATTTGTTTCCATTTCTTTTTTTGGTTCTAAAATTACCATAACGTGTTTATTGTCTAGAGTAATTTTATCTGTTTTTCCAGATATGCTCCAAGGCACTAAACCGACTCCCATATGACCAGCAGAGTTTGATCCCATTTGTTGGAGAGACATAGGTTTTTCTAAAATCAAAAATCCATCGTCGCTTTCTTCCATTCTTGATATTAATTCTTCGCCAGTAGTTAGTTTCAATACTTTTACATCATTTGCCATGTTATAATTGTTCCTTTAATGTTGTTACATATTTTAAAATTGAATGGTCTAAACCATCTGTTTGTGAAATCAATTGTTTATCGTTGTCTGGACCCCAATCCAAATCTTGACTATCTATAAAAAGTCCTGTGTGACGATAAGGCCAAGGAGGAGACATAGGGATAGGATCGCTAAGGCGAACCACCCTCCAATGAGAGGGTTGTCCACTAGACAAAACTTGAGAAGAGACTTTTGGGCTTCCGTAAGAGAAAACTTGAACATTCTTACCTCTCTTGTGAAGCCACATTCCTATTATTTGTGCAACGGCTCCACCTAAACTGTGTCCTGTAACGTGTACTGTTTGTTCAAGAGGATATTTAAGTGTCTGTCCTTGAACAATGGTTCTTCCTGTCGTGGTTGAAGTATCTATAATTTGCATAATAGTTATAGCCGCATCGCGAAATCCTTTATGGAGTTTGATTCCTGTACGTGCATCATCTACCAATCTTACATCAATATCTGATAGTACATTTGCCTCATTGGCCGTACCCCTAATAACAATTATTGATATTCCACTATCTTGTATTACTTCAAACGCAACCTCATCTTTTTGATCACCACCAATATCATAAATTGCTTTACAATACTCTGCGTGTTCAATGAGGGCGGTTAATGCAACTGGTAAATTTGACTTATCACCACTACCCAAATCATTATTTTTGTCTGCTACGTTTTTTGCACAACTATTGAGAAGTAATATTATTAATATGTGTAGTATAATCTTCATATAGTCATTCTCTTATTGGTTGTGACCCTCGACATTTAGCATCACATTCTGAATGATCATATAATATATCTAGATAATCTTTAATCGAATGATCTGAACTATCAATTGACCACAAACTATCTTCGTGATGTGTTTCGTTCCAATCTAATGTTTCAGGGTCTATATGTATTCCTGAATGAACATAAGGGAGACTAGGCATAAAGGGGATAGGATCACTCCCAATAGCCACTCTCCAATGTTTGGGTTCATTAAAAAGAAATTTTGTAGTAACTTTTGGTGCTCCGAAAGTAAAAATTTCAACATTGTATTTTTTTACTCCGTTTTCATCCTTCATCGAATCTATCCACATCCCAATGATTTGTGCTATTGCACCACCCAAAGAATGTCCTGTCAAATATACTGTATGGTCTAATTCATAATTTTCATAAATATCTTCAAGCAGTAAGGCAGCCGCATCTCTAAATCCTTTATGTAAATTAACATCTAATCTTCTATCATAAAATGTTCTTACATCTATAGCTGTCCAAATATTTTTAGTATTTGTTGTTCCTCTAAAAATTAGAATTGTGGTTCCTTGTTCTTGTATTACATAATACGAAAATTCATTTTTCTTGACTTCGTATTGCTTCTCAATCATCTTGTTCAAGCCATAAAATTCTGGATCATCTGGCGACACTTCACCTTTAGCAAATATCCCCTTATCTGTATAAATCAGTTTAGAATATTCTCCCATTTTAATGAGTGATTCTAATGATACTGGTGAAGTAGTTCTATTCCCTTCTTCACCTACTACTTCAAAACTACTAAGTAGTAGAATCATTCCTATTATTATGAGCTTCCAGTTCTTCTTTTTTCTTCCAAGCTGTTGCACCTAATATTGCTCCAAAACTTAAATGTAGCATGGCACCCCCCTGTAATGTAAGAGGAACCCATCTACTAGTGTTCATTTTTACTTCATCACTCATCATTGTCATACCTATGTTCCACATCAAAGGAGCAATGAAGAAGTCTACTACACAGAGAAACAGATAAACTACTGCTGCCCAATCACGCCAATGTTCATGTATTATTTTATTCATTATATTACAGGGTAAATGTGATATTTCAAAATAGTATAAAGGAATCCTGCTAAGAATATACTCATACCAACTTCGTGTACTCTTTTATTACTACTAAACACCATCGGAGCCATGACACACAACATAATGACTCTACCGGCTACCTTGAGTGATACAAGTTCTCCTTGAAAAAATACAAAAAGATTTGCGAGAAGACAAGCTTGTAGCACCCATGCTAGACCAAAGATTACTTTATGATTATCATAATAATATTCACGCAAATTAACTGATTTATCTTTATATGACTCGGGCTGTGGAGCGACTACCTCAGTAACCATAAAAAATATGAATGGTACTGTCAGATATAATAGAAATGAAAATAAGTTCCATCCTTCATTTGGAAAATAAGTCAAATCTCTCAACGGATAAGAAGTCCACCAAAATAGTATAATAGTAAAAAAAGTTATAAAACTAATTGCTGCATGTGGCCAGTAAAATACAACATCATCATCGGGATCTTCATTATGATTTTTTGCCAATAATGAACTGTAGTTTATCATTAATCTCACCATAGACAATCCTAATATCACAAAAGCAATCATTGACAAATGTGAATATGTTACCATTTCGTTTTCCCATATTTAAAGTGTTCTACATACTGTAGAAGATTGACACAACAAATATTTCATTCCATCCAAAGTAAAAATCAATTCACCTAAGATTACATCAAGTATATTTGATGCACCATCTAAAACAACATCTCCGAAAGGGCCCTGCAAAAGAAATACTATAATTGCAGTTACCATCCCTAAAAGAAAACTCATGTATGACCACTTGAGGAATTTATATTTTCTAAGTGCAAGAACTTTACCTTGTCCATATATGTCACCGGCCATGGCATCATATACAGAATCATCAGTCATTAAAGTTTCTGCATAATCTTCCTTATATTCTTCTATTGGAAGATGTGCAAAGTGTCCGAAAAATAAAGGGTTGAAAAATGGAGATTTTCTATCTATATCTCCTGTTACATCTTTTGGATAATCTGTTTTTGGTATAATTGCAAATATTGCAAAGAGTAGTGCAAAAAAACAACCAAATGCAAATGTTAGAAGTGGCCATTTCACCAATTCATTATCAAGGTTTGCAATCGCAATAGAAAACACAACAGATGCAACTGTAATCATGATATTTGCTTTTGCATCTGCCATCAAGTTCAATCTCATTTGATTGCCGTGATTGACTCGCAGAATATTATCTACTGCTGTTCTATTTTCTGGTACTTTTGAAAAGTGATTAATTTTATCCACACTACACCTCCTACTTTAATGGTGGTGCATACAATAATCCTCCATGATTATATAATTGGTTTAATCCTCGTTTTAGTCCTAACTTGTTTATGATATTACGAGTAAATATTTCTTCGTAATTTCCTACTTGTTTAATTATATCATAAGACCACGTTGCAGTCAACCCCAATTTTGCACCAAGATTTGGATGGTCAGCACCATTCTTTTCTCCCATAAATCTTTGAACATTTGGGTCTATATTATCTATGAAGGTATCAATGTTTTTTGAGTTGATGCCCATCTCTTCTGCAATAA